TGTGTTTCGTTTGATACACCAAAATTTTCTAGTGTAATTCTAAAACGATATTGTAACTTTGGCATAAGCAAGCCTTGATTGCTTGCACTTGTATCATTTGCCAAAGGAACTGTAATATTTGTGAGTGTTGAGATTGCCATATATTTACTCCTATCTACAAGTATTTATCATTGTAGGGTGTCATTTTAAAAACACCCTACTTAATGATTATAAGCCTGCTATTTCTCCAGTATTTTTCAAACGTAGTGGAATGTATATGAATTCTACTGCTTTCACTGGTTCTACTGCTATGTCAACATATAGTTCGTTTCTATCAATTCTAGCAGGTGTGTTGTTTGTTTCGTCACATACTACTAAGAAGTCAAATAGAGCTCTTAAACCAACTAATTCAATCATTAGACTTTCAACTTGTTGTTTGATTTCGTCTCTTGTAATTTTATCATTTGGTTCAAACAAATATGGTTTTGCAAGTTGATTCAACTGACTACGTAAGTAAACTGTAAGTCTTGCAACATTAATTCTATCCAATGCACTTGCGTTTCTTGCACGAGTTTTTTGTCCAAATACAACAAGTCCTGCGCCTGTCAAGAAAGTGATTGGGTTAACATTATTTGCATACAGTGTATCTCTTTGTCCTTCGTTAAGAGCAACACTTACAAATTCACCTTCACTGTTAATATATCCTGTCGCTGTAGCATTTGTAACACCACCGCGTCTTGTACCAGCTGGTGCAAACCAAGGAAATGCAACCTGATCATTTAATGCCATTGTACGTAACACCATATGACTTGGAGGAACAACAACATTGTTACCTGCATTGTCACTTGTAAAGCCACTTGGATAGTAAACACCTAAGTATTCATCGCTTGTGACCAATCCGTCGTCATTATCTTCTGGTGCTAATGCAACGTTTGTTGCCCAGTTGTTTAATGATGTTGCATCTGGTGTTAGTCTTGCAGGTGAGTCACCTACAACAAATGCAGTCAATCCTCTGTCTGCATTCAGACTAATCATTTCGCCAATTAATTCTGGATAACCTGGTGTTGCAATCAAGTTAAAGATACGTGATTCGTCATCTCTAATATCGTCGTTGCTGTTAAGCATTGACTGCATTGCTTGAACTACAACTTTACGCTGTGATATTCTACCAAACGCACCTGAACCGTCTGCATTATTTGCACTTTCTGTTACCCAACGATGTGGATAGTAAGCACTCATACTTGCATCATTTTGTCTTGTGTTAACTGCTGTTACATCAACATAGTTTCTAACAAACTTCTTGACATTAAATCCGCTTCTGCGTGTATTCCATAATAGCATACCTTTTGGATATAATGCAGGATCTGGTGCATCTGTGTCTAAAAAGTCACTTGCAATTAAATCTTCAATATCGCCTGCTGTGTGTGCCGAAGCAGTACCACCGTTAGTACTCCAACGTGCATCAGCAAACAATACACCATTTTCTGTAGTTTGATCTGTATTATCTAGCAATACCCATTTGTTTGTAAGTGCAGAATTGTATCTGTAGATTTTTGGAAAGTTTTCTAAATCTGCTGTGCTAATCCAAATATCGCCAGTAACAAGTGCATTACCGTCTGGACGACTTGTATTTGTTGGTTCTGTTGCACTTATAATTGGACCTGCTGCGCTAGGTTGACTATTGAGTGTACCAGTATAATATGGTGCAGCTGTATTTGATAATCCGCTTGATCCATCATATAAGTAACCTACCCACTCACTACCATTGTGTATCATTAAGTCAACTTCGTCGATTACACTGCTATACCATAATGTTCCATCAGCAGCTAATGCTGTTGGTGCATTTGCACTTGCTGTGTATGTCAAACCTTTCCAAAGTGATGCAGTTAGTTTTTCAGGGTTGCTACCTGATTCACCTGGTTGCCAATACAAGTTTGTTGTAGTGCCTGCTACTAAACCTGATGCTGTTAATGCGTTATCAGTATCAACAAAGTTTATTTCACCGCCTAATTTGTGTGTAATAACAACTCTATTTTGGCTATCAACACTTGCCGAAACATTTACTAATCCTAAATTGTTTACTGCTTCTGCCATTAAGTCAGCATCTGTTGCAGCTGCTGTCGCTGTAAATGATGCTGTTGCTGGTGTAGTCATTGTAGCATTGCCTTTTAGTGATTCACTAACTGTAAAAGTTAATGCTCCGGAACTAAAAGTACTTGCGTCAATTTTATTTGATGTAATTGTAGTAGGACCACTTGATGCTCTATAGTATATGTAGTATGAAGCCAATGTTGGGGTATCGTCTGCAGCATTATATTTTATATACAAACTATTTGCGGCTAAATTTACTCCGCCACCTGCATTGTCTAATTCTTTTATTGCTGTTGCGTTGTTTGTATACAACGGTGCTGATTTTAAATCCCAAGTTTCTGTTGATCCGTTCCATACACGTACTTTCCAACTTGCACCTAAATTAGGTTCAGTTGTCTTTACCCATAACGATCCAGTTGGTCTAGGATTACTATCACCTGACTTATATTCTGGAACACTTGTATGCGGTGCTATTGTTAAAGCAGTATTGTAGTATGTACCTGCTGTGATACTAATATCTGCTAATGGTGTACCTGTTCCGTCTACAAGCACAATTGTATCTTGTCCACTGCCGTCGTTGTATATTTCTAATTTATTATCTACTACTGCGGCTGTTATACCAGTGATTGATTCTCCGTTGATATCACCTGCTAATGATGAAAGTGTTGTACCACTTGTTGTAACAGTTGTACCGTTTAGTGTGAAGGTTTCGCCACTGCCTGTTGTTCCACCTGCTGCACTTGAAACAGAAGGCCAACTTTTCTTCCAGTTTGCACTTCCTACTTCAACCCACGCTCCGCTTTTATTTTTATAATATGTTTTTAATGTAGTAGAAGTTGCTCTCACTGCGTAATCACCAACTGCACCAATTGACCCTTTTGGTGCTCCTGTTGCTGAATTACCTACTAGCTGAGTAGCATCTGTAATTACTATCGGTGTTTTATTTGCAAATGTTTGTCCACCAGTTGTTGTAATTGCTGCGGCATTCCATTCTTGAATACCAAACATTGATGTTGATGTATCTAACCACCAAGTACCATCTGCTGGATTAGCTGTTGTTGGAGTTGCACTAGCTGATAGACCTCCTAAGTCTACATCTGCACGTACAACGTATGCTCTATTGCTTACACCTAAATACGAATACGCTGCTTGTAAACCGTATTCATTCTGTTCACCTCCGTGTATTGGATTATTATTTGCATCTGTGTAGAAAAGAGGATCGCCAAATGTTTCTGCTAAATCTCTTTGAGATGTCATTAAGTAAACTTTACCAGCATTTGCTTTCGTTGTTCCTGGAGCAATACCGGTGCCTGCAGCGTTTAATTTGTTTTCTGCAGACGCTACAAATAGTATAGGTGTTGTACCTGGTTCTGCTGGCGTGTAGAAACTTTCGTCAATTACGCTAACCTGTACACCTGGTGATGTTAAAGCCATTTTCATTTCTCCTATGGGTCATATTCTTTATTACTATTATTTAGCTGATTTAGTGATTTTTGATGCTTTTAGCATAGTAATACACGTATTTTTCTATTGACTTTTTACTAAAACATATGTATTATAATAAGAAAAGGATGATCGATGACAATTGACTATAAATTTGATGAAGACAAATATATTGCAGAATTTGCAAAATATATTGACAAAACTTATAATGGTCACTATAGCACAAATAAATTTCAGTCAACTGAAGTAATCATAGATAGAGGGCACGGAACTGGATTTTGTATGGGCAATGTAGACAAGTATTCAAATCGCTATGGTAAAAAAGGCACACAAGAAGATGCTAGAAAAGATTTGATGAAAATTTTACATTATGCACTAATTCAATTGTATGTTCACGATAACGATCTTTGATCTGTTATAAAATTAGAAAACTTGTCACCCCAGATTTTATGTGCTTTTTCTAGTGGATGGACCTGTGGACCAAATTTGTATCCGTTTTGTTTTGCCCAATTATAAAATCCTAAATTATCTTCTCTATGTATTATGTTTTTTAAATCCAAACGTTTTATCATACCATCTAAAAAAATATTAGGTTCTCTTTCCATAGTTATATAATAGGCAAAGTCATCAAAAGCAGATGTAAAATAAAATTTTACATTTTGTGAATTTAGATAACTAATTAAGTATTCAATTTGCTGTAAAGGATAATATATTATATTACTACTTTCAGTGCGGTTTCTATAAAAATCCCGTATTGTGTTTTTTAAATACTCTTCGGACAAAATAGCTCTACGTTGTTTAATTGTACCTTTGTGGGGACTAAAAAATCCGTCAGCATCCGTTGTCTGCGAACAGAAAAATTTATCTTCATCGTCTACATATCTTTCAATAGATTTTTTTGGTAAAATACGAGGATATTCTCTACGGGTTAAACTTGTCCACATTACTAAAACAACAATTTCTTCAGTATGTATTATTTTATTTAATTCTCTAAAAGCAG